CAACTGAGTGCCGAACAACATCGAATCGTATTGGGACAACATTCCCGATGGCGTCCATCCTGTTCTTCCCGGCAGCCAGCTTTTCGGGCGCGTAGAGGTTTTGACCGGCGTAGACGAGATTACGCGGGACAACCTCTGGATGGTGCTGAGTGAATGCCTTGCGGTTCACTGGTTCAATTCTGCGCAGATTGACTACCTTTACCGATACAACCGTGGCATGCAGCCTATCCTCAACCGCAAGAAGCAGACCCGGCCTGAGATCAACAACAAAGTGGTGGAGAACCACGCTTCCGAAGTCAGCCAGTTTGTGGCGGCGTACTTCATGGGTGAGCCTGTGGTGTATGTCCGTCGCGGCGACGATGATGGCCGTTCCAAGGACATTGAGCTTTTGAACGACTACATGCTGTACGAGGACAAGGCGACCCGCGATATGGAAATGGCTACGTGGATGGCTATTTGCGGAGTGGGCTATCGCATGGTCCTCCCCGACCCTGATTCCGTTGACGATCCTGACTTTGCCCCGTTTGAGATAGATACTCCCGATCCGCGCTATACGTTTGTTGCCTACAGCACGGCCTTCGGGCACAAGCGCATGATGGGCGTGCGCATGGTGTGGCGTCAGGATAACGACGGCACTTTCAAGTGGCTGTACTGCGGCTATACGCGGACACACTACTTCGAGATATGGGACGGAGCCGACCTTGTGAAGTGGGAGCCGCACGCCCTGCGTGATATTCCCATTTTCGAGTATCGGCTGAACATGAACATGCTGGGCAGCTTCGAGCCTGCCATCCCTATCCTCAACGCCATCAATACCATTCAGAGCAACCGCGTGGATGGTCTGGAGCAGTTCGTGCAGTCTTTCTTGAAGTTCATCAACTGCGACATTGAGGAAGATACAGTTGAGCGGCTTCGCAAGATGGGTGCTATCGTCCTAAAGAGCGTCAATGGCTTGAACAGCGATGTAGACCTTGTGTCTCAGGAGTTGAATCAGCAGCAGACGCAGACATTGGTGGATTACCTGTATGATCAGGTGCTCTACATCTGCGGACTGCCGACGACAACCAAGGGTGGCGCGTCCACTTCTGATACTGGTCAGGCTGTGCTTCTGCGTGACGGTTGGCAGCAAGCAGAGGCCAGGGCACAGATCACCGAAAAACTGTACCGCAAGTCTGAGCGTGAGTTCCTGCGGCTGGTGCTCAGAATCATGGGCGAGACCCGCGACATCGATCTGAAACTGGCCGCTGTTGAATGTAAGTTCACCCGCCGTCAGCACGACAACCTTCAGAGCAAGTGCCAGGCGCTTACTTCGCTGTTGCAGGCAGGCATACATCCTGAAATCGCCATTGCCACTTCCGGGCTGTTCAACGATCCGATGGACGTGTATGCGCAGAGCAAACGGTATCTGGATAAGTGGGAGCCTGTGACCATGCTCATGAATGAAATGCTGGCAACCGGGAATATTCCCACGACTACGGAGGCCTCTGAAAGCGAACAGACGGCGACTGAGGAGGAAAACACCGAGGATACCTCCTCCGAAAGCGAAGAAACCGAAGAGACAGGGCGTGACAATCAGTGACAACGCCTGAAATCTTTGGACATGCGGACAGGTCGTTGATGATTATGGTCAACTACATGTCCCGTGAGTTCCAGCGCTTCGCTATCCTGCCCTTTGACAGGCTGAATATACTGGATGTCCGCAAGCGCGTCAACGACATGTATAAGCGCATGGATGATGTCATTGTGCGTGAGTACATGGACATTGCGCGTAAGGCGTTCAGAGACGCGGCACTTGAAGCGTCTGTATCTTATGATGACTTCGACCCATACGAGTTTGTATGGGCGATGCTCAAGGCATACGATCCTCTCAGCGACTTTGTGTATATGCGGGAATATACTCGCAAGCGCGACAGGATGTTTGAGAGCGTGATCGCAACCGAATTAGGCAATCAGGAGATGCGTCGCAACCTGAAGCGTGGGCTGGATGTTCTGGCAAACCAGGTACGGCAGTATGCAGACAACATCACAGTTAGAGCGCGTATCACGGCGTTTAGAAATGCTGGAATAAGGTATGTGCGATGGGTCACAGAGAAAGACGAAAGAGTCTGCACGGTATGTGCGCCAAGAGATAATGTCATTTATCCGATAGATGAATTTCCGATGCTCCCGGCACACTGGCATTGCAGATGTCATCCAGAAATAGCGACTGAGGAAGAATACCTGGCCCAGCAAGCCGCGTGACAATTGAATATAGACGTATTAACGATTTTGCGAGACGGATTAACAGATGATTGTGGATTCGTCTCGCCTTTTGTTTTTGGATTTCCAATGGCATTGCCATTTGAGATAACTTGCGGAGATGCAAGTATAAAAAAGCGCATGCCGCCAAAGAAGGCGGGGTAACAAGTATTGCATGTAACACAAGGAGGGAAACCCAATGGCGTTTGACTGGAAGAATGTTGACGGCTACCGCGAGGATATGACCGCCGACGAAAAGCTGGCTTTGCTGGAAAACTACAATCCCGGCCAGCCCGCACCCGCACCTGACCCGGCTCCCGCACCTGATCCCGTGTCTGACCCTGCGCCTGCTCCTGCGCCCAAGCCTGACAAGGCCACCGAGCTGATGAATGAAGTCAAGTGGAAGCGCGAACGCGACAAGCTGACTTCTGAAAACGCGAACCTGAAGCGCCAGCTCCGCTCCCGCATGAGCGAAGAAGAGGCCCGCGAGGCGGACCGCAAGGCCGAGATGGAGGCCCGTGACGCCGAGCTGGAGGCACTGCGCCGGGACAAGACCCTGAGCAACTACCGGGCCAGTTTCATTGGCCGTGGATTCGACGAGGGTATGGCCCAGAAGGCCGCTGAAGCTCTGGCTGACGGCGATGCCGAGACCCTGTTCGACATCATGGCGCGGCGCGATCTGAGTTGGGAGAAGAACATGCGGGCGAAGATTCTGGCCGAAACGCCGAAGCCTCCCGCCAGTGATCCCAATAGTGAGGAGTACAAGAAACAGGATCAGGCGAACCTGCGCCGTCTGTTTGGACTGCCTCCCACCAAATAACAACCTACAAGGAGGAAAAGAAGTATGCCTTACGCTAACACCATTGCCCTTGCTGAGCGCTATCTGCCTCTGCTGGATGAAGTGTACAAGTACAGTTCCCGTTCTGCCATCCTGGACAACCCCAATGTCCAGTTCATCGGCGGCAATGCCGTGAAGGTCTTTAAGACCAGCATGGACGGCCTGGGCGACTACAGCCGCAACAACGGCTACGTCAACGGTAACGTCAACGGCACATGGGAGACCATGACCCTCGAACAGGACAGGGGCCGCAGTTTCCAGATCGACCGAATGGACAATGAGGAGAGTCTCGACCTTGCCTTCGGCACTCTGGCCGGTGAGTTCATCCGCACTCGTGTGACCCCGGAAGTTGATGCCTACGCTTTCGCAAAGATTTGCGGCGCTACCGGCATTCAGAAGGCGACTGCCGCTGACATCACTCCTGGCACCACCGATGTTCCCGGCCTGATTGACACCGCTACCAAGGCGATGAATGAGGCTGAGGTCCCCGAGGAGGGCCGTCTGCTGTTCATCTCCGAGACTGCCTACGAGGGCCTGAAGAACAAGATCGCCCGCTTCACCGAGAATGGCGAACGCAACATCTACAACGGCATCGAAGCGTACAACGGCATGCGCGTGATCCGCGTGCCTCAGACCCGCTTCTACACCGCCATCACCCAGTACGATGGCACCACTTCCGGCCAGGAGGCTGGCGGCTACATCGGCACCTCCGGCGCGTTCCCCATCAACTTCCTGATGGTCCATCCCAGCGCCATTCTGAAGGTGATGAAGCACGTCCTGCCCCGTATCTTCACTCCCGACATCAACCAGGCGGCTGATGCGTGGAAGTTCGACTACCGCTGCTACTGGGATACCTTCGTCTACGAGAACAAGGCCCAGGGTATCTACCTGCACAACGCGGCCACCGCGCTGACCTAATCGGAGGGCTGTGCGATGGCTGTGATGCAGACACCGCATGGTCGGGTCATTGGGCTGGTCCCCACAAAGGATCAGCCCAAGCCTGAACCCATTGCGGAGAAGGAACCCGTGATCGGGGAGAAGGTCGAGCCTGCTGCCAAGAGGCCGGGACGGCCCGCAAAGAAGTAACGCGCTAAAGGAGGGTAGGGCGATATGAGCATGACCACGGAGGAAAAGCTGATGATGGTCAAGACGATTCTGCGTATCGATGATACGTCTGAGGACGCGCTTATCACGACCTACCTAACCCTTGCGAAGCGTGAAATTCTGGGCTGGCGGTACTCCAATGCAAACCCTGACAATGTGCCGGAGGATGTTCCTGCTGAATACGAGATGACGCAAGTTATGTCTGTCATTGCCGGGTATACACAGAGTGGCATAGAGAGCCAAGTTCTGAGTATAGAGAACGGCATACACAGGCATTTCAAGTACGCGGACATGGTAGAATACATCCGCAACAACGTCATCCCTATCGCCGGGGTGCTGCGTACTAAGAAGCCCGCCGATGATTCCGGCGATAATACGGGTGGTGATACTGGTGCGGACGGCGAACCGTAACAAGCAGCCGTTCTGGTACGCGCTGTATAACGTGACCGTCGAGGATTACGACGATTACGGCAACCAGGTTGGCACGCACACAACCCACGGCAATCCCATCAAGGCATACGCCAACATCTCCCCAGCCCGTGGCGATGTGGCGGCGCGTCAGTTTGGCGATGATGACCAATACGACAGGACCATCGTCATTGAGGATCGCAACACGCCTATCAATGAGTATGCCGTGCTCTGGATAGACAGTGTGCCTCAACTGGACGAGAATGGCGCACTGGTCGTTGACAAAAAGGGGCGATTCGTCACCCCCTGGGACTACATCGTCAAGAAGGTTGGCCGTGGCCTCCCCATCTTTGGCAATGTGCTGATTGCCGTAAGCAAGGTGAGCGTGTCGTGAGCAAGACGATCAAACTGGGCTTCGACAGCGCGAGCATTGCCAACGCACTCATGGAGCTGCAAGCCTATCAACTCTGGCTTCGGGATAAGGCGGAGAAACTTGCGATTGAACTGACAATGAGAGGGTTCGATAAAGCAAGCGTGAAGTTCACTGGAGCCAAATATGACGGCCCACGCAGCGACATTAAATACGACGTTGAGGACAGGGGAGATGGCGTATATGCAATCGTCATCAGCGGCACAACGGCTGTCATCATCGAGTTTGGCGCTGGTGTGACTTACGGTTACGGCCATCCGCAAGCTGATGAGTTTGGTATGGGACCTGGCACGTTCCCGGATGCAAAAGGCCATTGGGATGATCCCAACGGCTGGTATCTGCCCAAGTCAGCAGGTGGCGGGCACACGATGGGTAACCCGCCCAGCCGAGCGATGTACGACACATCGCAAGAACTGCGCAATGAACTTGCGGCTATTGCGAGGGAGGTGTTTGAAACGTGATTTCCCCGGAAAGCCTGTTATTCACCATAATCGCAACCGCTGTCCGAGAGGCGTTTCCCGGCTCCTATGTCGCAGGTGAATACGTCAGCCAGCCGCCCAGATTTCCGGCAGTAAACATCGTGGAAATGGACAACTTCCCTGTCCGTTCCACGATGACCAATGTCAGCATTGAGAACACGGTACAGGTTGTCTATGAGGTCAACGTGTACAGTAACCTGACCAAAGGCAAGAAGGCCGAATGCAAGGCCATTGCCGCTTTGGTCGATACGGAGTTCATGAAGCTGGGGTTTAAGCGGCTTTTGCTGAACCCCATTCAGAACATGAATGACGCAACCATCTACCGCATGTATGCGCGATACCGTGGCGAGGTCGCCGTGGATGCGGACGGCAACTATCTCGTCTACAGGCGATAAAGAAGGAGGAATGAGATATGTCCCAGGCGATCTCTACTTTTCAGTGCAATTTGATGGCCGGTTCCGGCACTGGCACCATCACATGGGCGCCGCTCGTCGAGATCAAAGATTTCCCGGACCTCTGGGGTGCTCCCGAAGCCCTGGACAAGACCACGACTTCTGATCCGATGTACACCTACATCGAGGGCATCAAGGCCAACGAGCAGAAGTCCTTCACCTGCAACTACAACGCCACCGACTTCGCCAAGATCAAGGCTCTGGAGGGTGTTGAGACCCCCGTTGCCATTTGGTTCGGCGCGAGCAACACTGGCGGTGTCTACACCCCGGACGGCAGTCTCGGCAAGTTCGAGGGCAGGGCGCTCATCAACGTCTACATCAACGGCGGCGCGGTCAATGAGGTCGTGAACATGACCGTCACCCTGACCATGACTGAGGGCTTTGAGCCTGTCAGTGGCTAAAACCACAACAACCAATATGCGGGCAGGAGATTGATTCGACAGGGTTAACTCCTGCCCGTTTTCAAATCTTGAAAGATTGAAAGGATATGCAACCGTTTATGAGCAAGCAGATCAGTTTTGAATACAAGGGCAAGGAGTATTGCCTTGAATATACACGGGCCACTGTGCGGTACATGGAGCAGAATATGGGCTTCAACCCCAACGACATGCAGGACAAACTCATGACCCGCCTGCCCCAGCTTTTCCGTGGAGCCTTTATTGCCCACCATCCCGACATCAAGAACAAGGTCGTGGAGGCCATCTATGACACGATGGACGACAAGACCGACCTGTTCAAGTGTCTCTATGAGATGTATCAGGACCCCTACAAGCAGATGCTTGAGTCCCCCAAGGGTGACAAGGGAAACGTAGTGACCTGGAAGGCGAACTGGAACCGGGAGGAAGAGGAAGAGGAAGAGGATTAACCGCCTCTGAGCCGTCCAGGGATCACCCTCAAAAGTCAGTGACATACACGCGGGTTTTTGAGCAAGCGTTCCCCACCTACCTTGCGATGGGCATGAGCTATGACGAGTACTGGAACATGGATGCGTCGCTGGTGAAAGCCTATCGCAAGGCCAAAGAGATCAGGCGTGAAGAGACAAACTTTGAGCTGTGGCTGCAAGGCAGATACGTCTATGACGCGATTGCCGCCCTTGCGCCCATACTGCGTACATCGTTGAGCAAGAAGCCCATCAAGCCTGAGAAGTACGTCGATAAGCCCTATCCGCTGACCGAGGACACCGCGAATAAGCAGCGTGAGGACAGGGAGAAGGCGAAGATGCTGGCGGCGCTTGAACGCTTCAAGGCTGAAGCTGAGATGAACCGTCAGATGAGATTACAGAGAGAGAAGGAGGCGAGCGAACGTGGCGAACGAGGTGAACATTGATACCCTTTCGATACAGGTAAGCGCAAATGCGGAGCCTGCCGCCAAAAGCATAGGCGACCTCGCCTCCGCTGTCAAGAAGTTCAACTCTGCCGTCGCCGGGTCCAAGGGCTTTGGCGACCTTGTCACGCTGGCGAACGTCAGCAAGACCGCTTCGGACAACATGAAGGACGCTCCCAACCGGCTGCGCGAGCTGGCGGGTGCGCTTGGCGAGATTTCACAGAGCATGAAGGGCCTGAAAATCCCGTCTGACCTGTCCAAGGGATTCTCCGACATTGGCACAGCGGTAAAATCCATCAGTGCTAACGTCGGGCAGCGCTTACAGTCTCTTGCAAGCGGTCTTTCCGCGCTGAGGGATGTCGGGGAAGTCCGCATCTCCAATACCATCGGCAATGGTATCAACTCCATCAATGAATCCCTTGCGAACCTGAACGTCAACAACCTCTCCCGCATTGGAAGGTTTGTTGAGGGCGTTCGTCAGTTAGAGGTCATCAGCGGCCTTACCATCTCCGGCAGTGTGGCCCGTGAGATGACGAATATCGCAGAGGCGACGGAGTTGATAAGTCTCGTTGACTTCGGTCCCCTGCGTGAAATGGGCAACGCGGTTGCACATCTTGCGGTTGCGAACGACATCCGCATCAACAACCGGCTGGCTGAGAACATCGTCAACCTTGCCATTGCTGCCCAGGAAGTGCAGGGTACAGACTGGACGGAGTTTGAGCGGATGGCAGAGGGCCTGCGCCACCTTGAAGGGCTGGGAGAGATACGCATACCCCGCATACGTGGCCCGCGTGCAAACGCGAATCAGCAGGGTGGTGACGGCATTGCGACAGGCGACGCAAACGCCACAACAGACTTGGACAATATCCGCAATGGCGCGAACGAGGCGGCAAATGCCGTCGCGCAAGTGCGTTCGGCCATTGCCCAGACGAACGACGTTCGTGCCTTCCTGCAAAGCAATAACGACGCTGACATACTGGCTATGCGCCTTGCCGCCGCAAGGGATCGCCTGCAACAACTGTTGAACGTGGGCGAGGGCGAGCTGGACCTTAACGCCATTGCGAATGCGACTGAGCAGGTGCGGCGTCTTGAGCGTGAACTTGAGAATACCGGGAACACCTTCGGTAATTTCATGCGCCAGTTTGGCGGCGGGTTTGCGAGCGGTGCTGGGCTTGGCGGTCTTGCAAGGCAGATTCAGCAGATTTTCTCCTCCCCCGGCAACGCACTGGGCTATGGGCTGGGGGCCGGTTTGAAGTTTGTGGTTGAGCAGGTCGGCAATCTTGCCTCCGCGCTTGGCCGGGTTGGCATAAAGGCGTTTACATCTGGCGTAAATGCCTTGAAAAGTGCGCTCAACAGCGCCGGAACCGCCGCCAAAAACTTCGCCAAATCCGTTGCGAAGATCACCTTCAAGGGGCTTACGGCTCTGCCCACCCTGTTTGCGAAGAATATCGGTGACAGGATCAAGAATGTCGCCACCCAGATCAACGGGTTTGTGCGCTCCCTGGGGCGGATTGCCTTCTATCGCGCCATCCGCACGGCGATCAAGGAAGTCACCAAGGCGTTCAGCGAGGGCATTGGGAACCTGTATCAGTGGAGTTTGCTGGTAGACCGCACGTTTTCCAACAGCATGGACAAGATCGCCACCTCCATGCTGTATCTGAAGAACAGCCTTGGCGCGATGGTCGCCCCGATCCTCAACAGCCTTGCGCCTGCGATTGACCTTGTGGTTGACAAGTTTGTCGAGGGTATCAATATCGTCAATCAGTTCCTTGCGGCAATCACAGGCAGCGATACCTACGTTGCCGCGCTGAAGGTGCCCACCGAATGGGCTGAAAACGAGACAGAGAAGGCCAAGAAGAACATCAAGGAGCTGAAGAAGGCCATTCTGGGCTTCGATGAGCTGAACCTTCTCACCCGCGACAGCCGCAGCGACACCCAGAAGAACGGCAAGGATGTCGCCGACTACGCGAGCATGTTTGAAAACCGCAAGGTTGAGAGCAGCATCGCGGAGTTTGCCAAGAGGATACGCGAGGCGTTCAACAGCGGCGAATGGGCGTCCATCGGCAGCATGTTTGCCGACAAGCTGAACGGTTGGATCAATGATACGGACTGGGCTGGCCTCGGCAAGAAGCTCGCCGACGGACTCAACATCATCACTTCCGTTTACAACGCCTTCATGGATGAAATGGACTGGATAAACCTCGGCAATAAGTTTGCGGAGGGTATCAACAGTTTCATGGATACCGTGGACTGGTATGAGCTGGGTCGTTCGCTGACGCAGCATTTGAACGCAATCGCTGAAATACTGTACGGCTTTGTCACGAAGCTCGACTGGGCGGGTGCCGGGAAGAACCTTGCGAGTGCCGTATGGGGCATGTTTGACGCCATAAACTGGGACGCTGTAGGCGGGACGATTGGTTATGGCATTACCGGCGTTGCGACAGCTTTACAGAATTTTGCGGAGAATTTCCCGTGGGTCAGCACTGGGAAAAAGCTGGCTTCTGGCGCGAACACGATGTTTAGTTCTGTGAGCTGGACTGATGTTGCTAAAGGATTGAACGGTGTCATTGAGGGGGCCTTTACCAGTCTAAACACCTTTATTGATGAGTTCTCATGGACGCAGCACGGACTTGCGCTCAAGGATGGGCTTGTGGAGATGGTTTCCGGGTTCCCGACCACGGAGATCGTCAACACCCTCACGGGAGCACTCTGGGGCATTTTGACAGCGGCAATGCCCACGCTCCAGGACAGGGAGTTCACGCAACTGCTCGGATTCAAGATCGCGGACTTCTTCAACAACCTGTTTAACCCCGAAAAGGACTTCTGGGGCACCGCTGGACAGGCGGCGAACGAGCTGATCCTTGACCTGCTGACCATAGGGCAGTCGTTTGTGGATGGGTTCAAGGAAAAAGAAGCGGCGGACAGCATCAAGAAGGCGCTTGGCAAGATTCAGTGGCGTGAAATTGCCAGTAATACGTGGACACTGATAAAGAGCGCGTTCAGCAAGACCGGTGACTTTGTGGATGCTCTGCTGAACATGGATTATGATGTCACTCGTGCGCAGCTTGACCCTGACTGGGGAAAGATGGTCAATGAGTTTAATGCTCAAAGCATCGGCACGAAAATTGGTGCACGAATCAGTCAGGCGATAATGGAGATTAACTGGGGTAAATTTGCAAACGACTTAGGCATCGGAGTAAACAATCTATTTAATACAATTAAAGACATTTTCGTTGAATTAAACAGAACTGGTGCCGTTAAAAATGCGGTGAAGGAGTTTATTGAGGGATTGCCTCCTGATTTGCCTAAGGTTATTACCGATGCTCTAAAGCCTGTTATAGAGGCTATTGCGGATGCAGTGTGGACAGCATTTACTACCGCACTTATACGTCGCATTAAATACAAAACGATTGAAGAACCTGCTATCAACCGACAAGCGATGCAAAGTGGGGATGTAGATGCCATTACTTCTGCATCACTACGGACGGCATATGTTGAGCTTGGCAATAGAAATGGTCAGGGGTACATAGAAGGCGTAGATGAAGCTGTAAGCTCAAAAGATGGTAATGGCGGTATCTGGGGAGCTATCAAGAATGGTTGGAGAGCATTATTCCCCGGCGCACAGGCTGAAGAAGGGCAGGGAATGTATAATGCTGATTTCCTGAACGGTATGGGGACAGGTTCCTCTAATCAGAATGGGTCAAACAGCATTATTCAGCAGACAGTCGGTCCGATGCTCTATGGTGTATCTACCACTCTTGATAACTACGCCCAAAATGTTGTTCCGAAGAAGATGGAGGCCATTAAGACCGCTTTCTCGGAAGGTTGGGAATTGGTTCACCAGGCGGTAAAAACCGTGTTTGGCGATATTTTCTATGGGATTTATCAGACAATGGACACGGCGAGCAACACCGCTATTCCCGGCAAACTCGTCAACCTGAACACCGCATTTGTTGCGGGATGGGAGACGATAAAAGAGACTGTCAAGACAGCTTATGGAGCAATGTTCTTTGGCTTGTATTCGACGATGGATACAGCCAACAACAGCACAATTCCCGATAAACTGTCAACCACGAACGAAGTGTTTACAACCAACTGGAACAACATTCAGGCTACGGTAAAGACAGCTTACGGGAATATGTTCTATGGGCTGTATACAACGATGGATAACGCAAACACATCTGCCATTCCCGGAAAAATGGCCGCAATGAGCAGCCTGTTTGCAAATGGCTTCTCCAGCATCGCCTCTGGTGCCGCCATTGCCATGACGCAGGTCCAGAGCGTCGTTCTGCAAGCTATGGTGAACCTTGAGAGCACTGTCCCTTCGCGCTTCAGGAACATGTACAACGACGTCGTCAACATGACCAACAGCCTGATGGACCGGGTGGAGAGCGCGGTTAACGGCATTATCGACGGTCTGAACAACGCGCTGCGCATCCACCTTGAGTTTGACCGTCCCGATTGGGCGGGCGGCGGCTCCTATTGGTGGGACTGGAACGCGAACCTCCCCCACATCGGCCTTGGCAGGGTCAACGCGCTGGCTCAGGGCGGTATACTGCAAGGCCCGACGATGCTGGCCCGCGACGTGCTGGCCGGGGAGGCCGGACGCGAGGCGGTGCTGCCGCTGGACAACAACACGGACTGGATGAACGACGTTGCGGATCGCGTGAACGAGCGCTCTGTCTATGCGGGGGACAGTGCGCAGTACGGCGAGGATCACGCGGACTCCACGGATGTCAGTGGCATTGTGAATCTGTTGGGGATGGTCATTGACCGCCTTGACAGAATCGAGCGCAAGGACATGACGATGGAGGTCACTACAGGACAGATACAGAAAGCTCAGCAGCGCACGAATCGCAGGGCGGGTATCACGGTCATTCCCGTAAACTGATACACAGGAGGGACAGGCAATGCCCAATCAGCAGTTTAACCCGATACAGAGCGTGGACGGGGCCGTTGTGCCCTGTCCCTCCAAATATGACTGGAAGCTGAGCGACGTATCGGACGGCGACGCTGGCCGCACTGAGGACGCGCTGATGCACAAGATGCGTGTGGCTCAAAAGGTGCATATCGAGCTGGAATGGCAGAATATCTACGATAGCGCCGCAAGGGTCATATTGAACGCCTTCAACCCTGAATACATCAGCGTGAACTACTACGACTACAAGGCGATGGGTTTTCAGACGAAAACATTCTATGTTGGTGACAGGAGCGTCACCACCTACAGCCGCCTGCTCGGCATATCGACCATCGCCTTTAACATCATCGAGCAGTAAGGAGGTGAAAGGGCAGCATGTACCCCATTTCAAGCGCGGTAAAGGCGCTGTTTGACAGCGAACAGCGGCAGGTGCTTCGCATTACTGGCACAGATCGAAACGGCAGCGCCATCAACATCACCGAAGCCAACGTGATGGAGAACGGCTTCAACATTGACCGCTATTCCTGCAATGGCAAAAAGCTGGAAATCGGTACGGCCATCGCCTCCGAGCTGACCCTGAGACTGGACAACCGGCAGGGCCAGTTCAACAACGTCATTTTTGAGGGCGCGGAGCTGTTCGTTGAGATCGGCGTGGCGGACTGGACGCAGGCTGATCCCGTGGTGACCTACATCCCCTGCGGCTATTTCACCCCCGACGAACAGCCGAGACGGTTGAGCGCCATCAGCCTCAACGCGATGGACAGGATGACGCGGTTCGACATCGTTCTGTACAAGTCTATTCCGTGGACGGACAACCTTGGCAACATCATCACGGACAACCTCAACAATCCCTTCTATTTCAACGTGGCCCTTGGCTTCCCGGCCAGCATCGCCAACCTCATCGGGCAGATTTGCATGATCGCCGACGTGCCGCTGGGGACGGATTTGAGCCAGTTCCCCGGCTATGATTACGTCTTGACGGCGATGCCGGAGTTTGACGGCGACGTGACGTTCCGCAACCTCATCCAGTGGTGCGCTGGACTCATGGGCACCAATGCGTGGATAGACTGGACAGGCAGCTTGCGCTTCTCGTGGTATGACAATGAGACCAACTATGTCATGACCACCGCGAACCGCTTCAACAGCGACCTCTACGAAAACGACATCCAGATCACAGGCGTACAGTTCCAGGACACCGACGAGGCCAAGACCCTGTATCTCGCCGGTGTGGATACCTATACCCTTGATTTGACAGGCAACCCCCTCATCAACGGCACCAATGCCGCCGACGTGCTGAACAACATCTACGAGATCGTACACAACTACACCTATCGCCCATTTACCGCTACCGTCGTCACCGCGCCTTATCTGTGGCCTATGGACAGGGTGACGTTCACGGACAGGGACGGAGGCGGTCATGTGAGCCTGCTGACCAACGTCAACCTTACCGTAAACGGCAATACCCAGCTTGCCTCCAGCGGCGAGACTGCCGCGCTCAACGGCATGGCAAGTCCCAGCGGCTTCACCCCCGGACAGTCCAATGTATTGCAGAATATCCGCCGCGTCAGCAACGCGGACCTGAACGACGCCGTGAACCGCGCCACCGCCACCATCACGGGCGCGAACGGCGGGTTTGTTCGGTTCATCTACGATACGGACGAGGACGGCAATACCGTGATGACCGAAATCGTCATCATGGACACCGACGACATAGAGACCGCCAAAAAGGTGTGGCGCTGGAACAGCGGCGGGTTTGCGTACAGCGAGAGTGGCTATAACGGGACGTATACCACCGCCATCACCCAGGATGGTGAGATCGTCGCGGACTTCATCACCGCTGGCAAGATGAGCGCCAACGTCATCCGTGCCGGTCTGCTGACCGATACCTACCAGAGGAACTATTGGGATCTGGACAGGGGCATTTTCCGACTGTCCGGCAATGCGACGCTGGACGACAGGCCCGTGTCCCAGCTCTTGCAGGACATCGACGCCACAATCACCAACGTGGACGTGGAGTTTGCGCAGAATCAGAGTCCGACCATACC